GTCTTGGGGTACACCGAGGTGAGGGGGCAGGGTTTTCCAACTCTACGGGCATTTAAGGTTAAAGGGCATGAACAGGGCAGAATGGACGGCAAAAATTAAGGAGTCTTGCCTAAAAGCGGGGACTTACCAGTCATATTTTGACGATGTCATTGACACTCTGGCATCGATCTTGGAGCGGAGGGACATCATTGAGGCTGAGTGGGACGGCGAGGTGATCGTTGAGCACACCAACAGAAGCGGGATATCTAACAAGGAGCAGAGTCCTGCGCTGAGACTTATCAACGACCTCAACAGGGACGCACTCACCTACTGGAAAGAGTTGGGACTTACTCCCGCAGCACTCAAGAGGATCAACGAGAGTGCGATGAAAGAAAAGAAAAAGGAGAGCGCCTTAGAGCGGGCGCTGAAGTCTCTTGCATAAATACTGGAGTGAAGTCCTTGAGTATGCCTCTGCGATCAGGGATGGCAGAAAGGTCGCTTGCCCGGAAAACAAACAAGCAGTCGAGAGATTCTTTCGTGACCTTGAAAACCCGAAATACGAAATCAACCACAAAGCACCTGAGTTCTGCATCGGCGTGATCGAGAAGACCATCTGCCACCAACAGGGAGAGATGATTGACGGCACTCCTCTGAGAGGGAAACCGTTTCTCTTGATGCCCTTCCACAAATTCATCATATACAACCTCGTAGGCTTCAATCTTACGGGGACGAACATCGTCCGCTTCCATGAGGCGCTGATTTATATTCCGCGTAAGAATGTCAAGACCTCTTTCGCTGCTGCGCTGTCATGGGCCTTGGCGCTGTGGTATAGGAAGTCGGGGTCGAAAGTGTACATCAGTGCCGCTGCACTCATGCAGTCACTGGAGAGTTTCAGTTTTCTCCAGTATAACGTCAAGAACATGGGCGAGTGGGACAAGGACGGCGGGAACGTCCACATAATCGACAACAACAACGAGCATTCTCTCAAGGGCGAGCTTGAGGACGGCTCGTTTTTTATTCGCGCTCTTGCGAGTAACCCTGACGCACAGGATTCACTCAACTGCAATATCGCGATTATAGATGAGGTTCATGCTTTCAAAAAGCCAAAGCAGTACAACCTGTTCAAGGAGGCAATGAAGGCATATACGAACAAACTGCTGATTGGAATCTCCACTGCAGGAGATGATGAGCAGTTATTCCTTGGACAGAGGCTGAAGTACTGCAGGCAGGTCTTGGAAGGCATCGTAGAAGACGAACAGTATTTTATATTTATGTGCTGCGCTCCCAAAGACGAGAAAGGCGAGGTTGATTACCTTAATCCTTTGGTGCATGAAATGGCAAATCCCGCTTACGGCGAATCGGTGAGACCTGAAGAGCTGATGAATGACGCAATGCAGGCGAAGCACGACCCACAGCAGAGAAAGGACTTCTTCGCAAAATCCCTGAATGTCTACACCACATCGCTCAAGAGTTATTTTGACATTGACGTGTTCAGGGCCTCTGACAGCAGATACACATGGACTCTCGATGACCTTGCGAAGCTGAAGATTGACTGGTATGGCGGAGCAGACCTGTCGAAGATCAACGACCTGACTGCTGCCTGTCTGTATGGAAACTATAACGGGACAGACATCATTATCCCTCACGCCTTCTTCCCTGTCGGCGAGGCAGCGCGGAAACAGGACGAGGATGGAATTCCTCTGTACGAATGGATGGATGAAGGATTTCTGACGATGTGCAATGGGTTGTCAATCAACATTGCTGATGTGGTCAACTGGTTCTGCTCGATGAGAGACAAAGGCTTTACGATCAAGCAGGTTGGGCATGACCGGAAATTCGCGGGCGAGGAATACTTCCCGCTCATGAAAAAGGCGCGGTTTTCGATTGTTGATCAGCCTCAGTTGTATTACCTGAAATCGCAAGGCTTCCGCCACATCGAGAAAGCTGTGATCGATGGGAGGCTCTATTATCTCCACTCGACCGCATATGAGTACTGCGTTTCCAACGTTAGAGCACAAGCGGGAGTCGATGATGCGATGCAGTATGAAAAGATTGATGACCATCACAGGATAGACCTTTTTGACGCAAGTGTTTTTGCCTGCATCAGAATGATAAAGCACCAAGAGAAGCGCAAGAAGGCACAGTCTTGGTTTGGAGAATAGAAATGGCAAGTAAAAGAAGGAAACGGGACAGCACTCCCGTGAATAAATCACCGGTGGCCCTCTGGATTGAGGACGGAGATATCTGTTGTGAAGGCTATACAAGGCTGTCTGATAATCCTGAGATACAGACGGGGTGCCTGAGGATTGCGGAACTGATCGGCTCGATGACCATCAAGCTGATGTCCAACACCGAAGACGGTGACATCAGAATCGAGAATGAGTTGTCGAGAAAAATTGACATTAACCCGAACGGAAACATGACGCGCATCCAGTGGATGACGGCAATCGTCATGAATCTGATTCTGTACGGAGAAGGAAACTCAATCGTCATGCCTCACACATACGGAGGTATCTTGCAGAGTCTTGAGCCAATCTCCGCAAGCAGAGTTTCGTTCATGCCTGTTGGGAATTCGTACCGTGAATACAAAGTCCTGATTGATGGTGTCGCACATGATCCGGAGAATCTTCTGCACATCGCATACAATCCAGACAGATTCTATCTCTGGAAGGGCCGCGGGATCACGACAACACTGAGGGACATCGCGAAGAACCTCAGGCAGGCACAGAAGACCGAGAACGCTTTCATGTCATCCAAGTGGAAGCCGTCCATCATCGTGAAGGTTGATGCGCTTACCGAGGAATTCTCCAGTCCTACGGGCCGACAGAAACTCTTGGACTCTTACGTTAAGCCTGCGACTGACGGTGAGCCTTGGCTTATCCCTGCGGAGCAGTTCCAAGTGGAACAGGTAAGACCACTGACACTCTCCGACCTTGCGATAAAGGACACTGTGGAGCTTGATAAGAAGACCGTGGCAGCAGTACTTGGAGTTCCCGCCTTCCTTCTTGGAGTCGGAACATTCAATCGTGATGAATGGAATAACTTCATTCAAGGAAGATTAAGACCTATCGTTCTCAGCATCCAGCAGGAGATGACGAGGGGCCTCATCTTATCACCAAAGTGGTATCTCGATTTCAACATTTGGAGCCTGATGGACTACGACATGAGGTCCATGTCCGACATCCTTCTTGCTGGATCTGACAGAGGCTTTGTGAATGGCGATGAGTGGAGAAACAGGATGCACCTTGCTCCCGCAGGTCTCAAGGAATACAAAATCCTTGAAAATTATTTGCCTTATGACATGAGCGGTAAACAGAAGAAACTTATCCAAGATTAACGGAGTAAACACCATGAGTAGACAAGTAAGGTCGATGCCGACCGAATTTAAAACGAGGGAAGACAGCGATGCTCTTTCGATTGAAGGGTACTTCGCCGTTTTTAATAGCAATTACGAAATCGGCGCGGGAATGTCTGAAAGCATAGCACCTGGAGCATTTACCTCCTCGCTTGCCAACGATGTCCGCGCTCTCATCAATCACGACACCACATTAGTCCTTGGAAGGACAAAGGCGAACACACTCGAACTCAAAGAAGACTCGCACGGTCTGTGGGGCCGAATCAACGTCAATCCGAACGATGTTGATGCCATGAACCTTTATGAACGTGTGAAGCGGGGTGACGTTGACCAGTGTTCTTTCGGATTTGAGATCCGCTCCGAAGATACCGACATCTCCGAGAACGGTGACATTCACTGGACGATTCGGGATGTGAATCTGTTTGAGGTTTCGTGTTGCACATTTCCCGCTTACAAAGAAACGAACATCTCTGCGAGAGAGCATGACAGGGACGTGATCCAGAAGAGAGAGCGTGACGCATGGGTGCAGAAGATGTTGACACGACTGAAAGGAGGCCAGTAATGGCACTTAAAGTTCTTATGCTTCGCAAGAAGCTCGATGAAGCAAAAAAACAGATGGCAGCCCTCAGAGAGACTGAGAAGTCTTTTGAGAATAGAGAGGAAGAACTCGCCACTGCTATCGAAGAAGCCTCTACAGAGGAGGAACAGAAAACGGTGGAGGATGCTGTCGCAGAGTTTGAAGCTGACAAGGAGCGCAACTCTGATGAAATCGGCAAGCTTGCCGACACAATTGCCCAGATCGAGGCGGACATCGCCACAGAAGAGGCAAGACAGGACACAACTCCAACAGAGGAGAAAAGGGAAGAGGTAAAACCCATGAGCACAAGATCCAAAATTTTCGCAAAACTGAATATGGAACAGAGAGCAGCGATGTTTGAGCAGCAGGATGTCAAGGACTTCCTCGCAAGGGCGCGCGAAGCGATCACTAACAAAAGAGCAATCACCAATGCAGGCCTGCTGATCCCGAATGTGTTCCTCGGTCTTCTGCGTGAGAACATCGAAGAGTATTCCAAACTGTACAAGCACGTTTTTGTTCGTCCGGTCAACGGCACGGCTAGAGAGACAGTTATGGGAACGATTCCGGAAGGTGTATGGACGGAGATGTGCGCCAATCTGAACGAACTCGATCTCGGTTTCAATGATGTAGAGGTTGATGGATACAAGGTCGGCGGGTTCTTCGCAATCTGCAATGCGACACTGGAAGACTCCGACATCGACCTTGCAGGAGAGATCCTGACCGCGCTTGCACAGGCCATTGGTCTTGCACTGGACAAGGCGATCCTCTATGGCACTGGTACAAAGATGCCTCTGGGTGTCGTGACAAGACTGGCACAGACAGAGGAGCCTGCAAGCTACTCCGAGACAGAGAGAGCATGGGTAGATCTTCACACAACCAATATCATCAGCATTTCCGCAGCGAACACTGACGGCATCAAACTGTTTAAGAACATCATCCTCGCATCCGGCGCAGCCAAAGGCAAGTATGCAAGAGGCGAGAAGGTATGGTGCATGAATGAGACCACAAGAACAAGACTTCTCGCAGAGGGTCTTTCCATCAACGCCGCAGGCGTGATCGTGTCTGGCATGAACGGCACAATGCCTGTGGTCGGTGGCGTTGCAGAGGTTCTTTCCTTCATCCCCGACAATGTCATCATCGGTGGTTACTTCGAACTGTATCTGCTTGCTGAGAGAGCAGGCACAAGACTGGCACAGTCTGAACACGTTCGTTTCATTCAGGATCAGACAGTCTTCAAAGGCACCGCGCGTTATGACGGCAAACCAGTGATTGCTGAAGGTTTCGTGGCAATCGGCATCAACGGTGTTACTCCGAACGCGACAATGTCGTTTGCGTCTGACACTGCCAACGCATAAGGAGGATCGTGATGCTCGATAAACTCAAGATTGATTTGGGCATCACTACAGATGCTTACAATGAGCGCCTTTCGGACTATCTGAGGGGCGCTCAGAGCATGATAGAGACAGAGGGCGTGACCCTGACAGACTCCGACCAAGACCAGTCGCTGATAATCATGTATGCAGCGTGGATGTGGCGGAAGAGAGACTCTATGGAGGGGATGCCCAGAATGTTGAGATGGACGCTCAACAACCGTATCATGCAGGAGAAGATGCAATGAAAGATGTGACGATTGACCTCATCGCTGAGACTCAGCAGGTCGATGAATATGGCGTACAGAAGCCTTCCGAGACATCGCGGCAGGTCTTCGCAAGGCGAGATTCCGTTACACGGAGCGAGTTTTTCGGAGGCGGGCGGAACGGCCTGAACCCTGACATGATGTTCCTCGTTTTTGTGGGTGACTATAAAGGCGAAAGGAAATGCGCTTACGAGGGCAAGACCTATGCCATATACAGAACCTTTGAGCCAGATGATGACTACATCGAACTGTACGTCCAAAGAGAGGGCGGAACGAATGGCAACAGGAATTAATCTTGACAGAGAAGTCCAGAGCATTCTTGACCAGTACGCTCTGCAGATAAACGATGCAGTCAAAGAGGCCGTCACTGATGTGGCGAAAGAGTCCGTCAAGAAACTGAAGAAAACATCCCCAAAGCGCAAGGGCGGAGGGGAGTATGCGAAAGGATGGAAATACGAGGTCGAGTCTGGGAAGATCACCAGCTCCGCCACTGTATACGGTGGAAAGAAGACCTATCCTCTCGCGCATCTGTTGGAAAACGGACACCTTATGCGGAACGGCAAAAGAGGTGGTCAGAGAATCCATATCAAACCTGTTGAAGAGTGGGCGGTCGAAGAATTTGAGAAAAAAATCAGAGAACTTGTGGAGGGCATCCAATGACTCCCAGTGAAGTAAAGATCATGGTGGAAGAGTTGGGAATACCTTCCACCTATTATCAATTTGCAGACAACACGGAACTCGCACCTCCGTTTGTCTGCTATTTTTTTACACCATCGAATGACCTGTCAGCGGACAACATCAACTATGTGAGGGTCGAGAAACTGAACATCGAACTCTATACCGATGTGAAGGACTTTGCTCTCGAAAAACAGTTGGAACAGATCCTGACAGAGCATGAAATC